ATCTCATCGCGAATCGATCTCACCGCCGCCGTAGCCGTGGATGCCAGCACGCTTTGATCCGCCTGCGTCAGCGCGTACGGCAGTTTAGTTTTCATCTGCGCGCTCAGCATCGCGAGCACTTCGGGAATCGTGGTTAACTGCTCATGAAAACTGCCAACGAACGCCTGGACCAAATGGCGGACTCCGGCGTGATCCATCTCAGCGCTGAACACGCCGGCTAATGTTCGCGCCGTTTTCGCGTTCGCTAGCGTGGATGCCAACTCGCCGTCGTCAATTTCCATCTTACGGACCACATAGGCCAGTGTGGCATCTTGTGCGCGCTGGACGATGGCGCGAAGGTGTTCTTCGAACGCAGCAAGGGAGGCGTCGCGGTATCGGTTGAGGGCGGCGTAGATTTGGGATTCGTCAGGCATTCAACTTACGCGGCTTCCTTGCTTCGGATCGCATCTTTCGGCGGCGCGCCGAATGCTGATCTTCGTCATTGATAACCTGCATCGCCGCCGCGATGGCATTTTTCTTCGCGCCATCGAGCGATATAAATCGCCGCTGGCTGCCCTCTAGCGCGACCACGTAGGTAAGCTGCTTTTTAGTTGGCCCGTCGATAGTCGCCATCACGCGGTCCGTGAAAGGCTGGACCAATAACCAGATAGATTTCCATTCATCATCGTCTTCCTGCTCCGCGCTTTCGATCCAAATAAGCCCGCAGCGATCCTGTGCAAATGTTGCGCCAGTGATTTTGTCGAATGCTGCTGGGTTTGCTGCTCGATGCTGGCCATCCCCATAAATGCTGGGCATTTCTCATCCCCTCCACAACATCGGCGCAATCGAGAAAAAATAATTGCTCGGCTGCCCGGCGTTCAGCAACGCCCCAGTGCTCGTCGGCGCTCCGGCGAACGTGTACGTCTTGGTCGCTATCGGGACGGGCGCGTTATTCTGGAGCGTCATAGAATCCACAGTGGCCCCAGCGTAGATGTTCCAATGGGTAGCCGCCATCGGCGGATAGAATCCCTGCGCCGTCCCTTGCGCGGGTGACATCGTGCCATTCGGCGGAACCAAGCTTGTGATATCCACGCGGATTACGTTGTTGACCGGAACCAGAATCGAAACCGGCTGCGCGCTGGCCGATTCCGCCTGCCCCTGATTCTGAGGCGAGACATAAGCGGGCAGAGAACACCACGTGATCCCCACCTGCCACGTGGCTGAGGATTCCACGCCGCTAGCGACGGTAGACACGTTCGCCGAACTCCAAGTACCCCAGCCTAGATTGGAGAGCGATCCGGGGGCCTGAAGCGGCGAAAGCACAATCGGGAATCCGGTCCCGTTGGCGATTTCCCAATGCCGGCGGCGCTCCTGGCCGTACATATTCATTTTGGCTTCGAAGCGGTCATTGATCTTGCGATGGAACACGGACCGGTAGAAGTCATGAAGCACGTAGTATTCAACCCATCGCCGGATGGCCGTGCTGGTGGTGTCCGGCTCGTGAACCACTACTTGCTGAAGAAACGCCCGCGGCCTGTTGATGTTGCTGGCTAGAACGTTTAGCACCGCGGCGAGCCCGTTCGTATTCGGGCCGATGCTGAGCAAGTAGCCAGAAAAGTTCTGGATCTTGGACAGGAAATCCGTACCCGCGCCATCGATAGATCTGGTAACCAACGAACTAGACGATGAATCCACAACGATGTTCATATCGGCGGCGACGGTTGAAAATTCGCCATCGACGATATTGAGCGAAGCAGCGGTAACGAACGGGCCATCGGTCCAGAACATAAGAGCGGTTGCGGGGCGCGCGAACGCCCCGCGCTTGCCTACACCTCAAGCCATGCGTTCAGCACGAGCTCGGCGGAGGCATCGATTGCCGTGACGTTCAAGCGCACCACTCCGCTTGCAACGTTGATATTCGAGTTCGGCAATTGGTACTTGCGAATCGAATATTTCACGGTGGTCGGGTTGTAAGTCCCGACCGAGAACGACGTGCCGCCTTGGCCCGTCTGCCCGGTGACATCGAATACCGCCAGCGCCGCCGATGCGGTCCACGCATTGACGGAATCTTCGAGTTGAATGCGCGCCGTTTTGCCCGCCGTCATGGAAAGTACTTCCACGCAGATCGTGGCATCGGCATAAGTGGCTACAGACACGCCCGCAGTGGGCGTGACAAGTCCGGTAGCAGTGACGCTTTGAACGCCCGTGCTGAGTGCGACGATGGTTGCCATTAGCTATTCCCTCCTTCTGTTTTGTTGACCGGAGGGCGGCCCGGGCCGCGCCGCGGTTGCTCGAATCCTGCGGTTGGCTCAAATGCGGAGTTGTCCGCCTTGAATGCCGGGTTGTCAGGCGCCGTGGACGCCGGAATGCCGCGCTGCTCCTGCTGTTCCTGCTGCTTGACGGCGATGTCCGAAAGGTTGGTCAGGGCCTTTGCCATGAGCGCATCCTTGCGGCGGTCCGGCCGGTTGTCTTCGATGGCGGCGCAGGCGTCTTCACGCTCGCGCTGCTCTTTGTTAAAGCGTTCGATTTCCGCCGGCGATGCGATGCGGTGCGTACGGTTGGCGATGAGCTCAGCGGCCTTGATTCCGAACACATCGCAAACGCGCCCGTTCTTTTTCGGCGTTCCGAATTCTTCCAGGCGGTCCCGCTCATCCTCTACGATGAACACGGCGCTTTTCGGTCCCACCTTCATGGCGCTCAATTCGATCTTGGCGCGATTGAAGCGCTTCCAGTAGATTGGCGTGCTTTCGTCTTCCGGGCGCAGAATGAATCCGGTAGGCGTCCGAAACACTCCGGGGTTGGTCCCCGGAATGGTCATCGTGCCGCCCTGCATTCCGCCGGCGAAGGCGGAGTTAACCGCCTCCATGATTCGCTCGTTGAGTTGTTCGCTGGTTAGCGTGATGGTTTCTGGCATGGCGTCATCTCCTAGTTGCTCTGCACCTGTACGCCAAAGCTGTTGCGCAGGACGCCGCAACCGTACAGCACGTCCACAGTGAACTGTTGAGCGAGCGAGTTGGGTTGGTAACTCATGACCACACGCAGGCCAAAGTTGCCCATCTCCGCGTACTCGGCGATAGCGCCGGTGCCAGGCATGGGTTTCGGAAGTTGGCGAATCACCAAGCCGATGCCGTCTTTGGCGAAGGCAACGTTGTAGGTGGTCGAAGAAGGCTTCGCGATGAACTGCGAGCGGTAAACGAAAAAGTCCTTCAACTTGCCTTCCGCCGCGCCGCCAGGCAGCATCCCGGTCAATTGGGCCGATGGCTGGGAGCCGGGTCCAAGGTTGTTCCAATCGGTAAAGCGCGGCAGTTGGCGAAGTTGGCCGTATGCCGTGCCGCTCACGATCAGGAACTTGGGTTGAGCCTTGTTAACCTTTTGCGCGAAGAGCTCAGTTTCGGCGAGATCGATGCGCGCCTCGTCCATTGCGGTGGCTCCGCCGGTTGCCGAATTGATCGTGAAGTTGGGGTACAGCCCAAGCAAATCGGTTTCGATTTGTTCAGCGATGGCGATAACGGCCGGCGTCATATAGGTGAGCCAGAGATCCGGCACGGCGAGGACCTTGGAGGCGTCCGGCAGTGTGAACGTGGCTTCCTTGTGGGAGTTGAGGATGATTTGCGCATTCCCCAAGTTCGGGGCCTGCGGAGTTACGGTTCCGGCTTCGGCGATGTTATTCGCCACCAGAACCGGGGGAATGGGGACATTGACCGTATCGCCGGCTTGCGCCAGCGTAGGCTCATAATCCCGGTTAACGAGCGCACCCATTACGAGGTTGCCGACTAAGGCTTCGAGCGCCTTGGCGGCTACCTGTTTGACGATAGCCTGTGCGCCGTTTTGACTTGTGTACGTGGTTCCCGCCATAGCGGTTACCTCCTATTGTGTTGGTTTGGACTGCATCGCCGCACTACCCAGTCATTGCTAACTTGTAGTTTTCGGCGAACGATTGCGACTGCTCTTCCGGCGTCATCTTGAGAATCTGCGCCGTGGTCATCTCGCGGATATCCGGGGTCTTGGATTGCGGCCCCTTTTTGCCGGCATTCGCTCCCGCGCCGCCCTGCCCTTGAGGGGCGAGGAAATGCGGACTGTTCTCCGCTTCGGCCTGGAGAAATGCTGCGTGACCGATAGGTCCGGTATCCGTATCCACGATCAAGCTGCCATCGTCGGCATACTTGACCTTGCCGATATAGGCATCCGTGAACTGCTGCCTTGCCTTTGGACTGGCGAACGGAATATCCGCGATGGCCGATTGGAATCCGGCTATCCGTTTTTCTTCCATCGCCTGGGCTTTCGCCGCTTCGGTTGCCTTCTCCGCCGCGTCAACCTTTTCCTGTAAGGTTTTCTGGGTTTTCTCGTTCTGCGCGATTCGGAGATTCAGTTCGTTGATGGTTTTCGATTCCTGAATCGGCGGATCGGCAGGCGGATCGCCCGCTGGCGGCGCTGGCGGCTGGATGGCCTCCAATTTCTTGTCAATATCCTTCTTCAGGCTCGCGGCGAAACCATTCAGGGTCGTGTTGAACGCTCCCATCAGTTTCGCTTCAAACGCTGCTGCGTCAAAGGCTCCCGGTTGATCGCCACCGGCGGGCGGTGTTGCTGGTGCTGGCATATAGTTCCTGATTACAAACCCCGTGATTCTCGCCCCACGGCGGGCTTGGTTTTGCGCCTTACGGCGCGACGCTGCCCCGTGCTTAACCCCACGGCGGGTTTACTGCTGAATACCTACGAGAACAGCGAGCCGATGACTTTCAGCGGTTCTTCTCCGCCGGCTCTGCATGCAAGACAGTGCAACATGAAATTGAGGTTACCCACGGTCAGGTTTTCCGGCGCTGTGGCGAAAATCGTTGTGAGCGCGGCCCCGGTGTGGGTGGGATTGATATCGGTGCTTACGGTTTTGCTGCCCGATACTGTGGCTGCCATTTAGCTTTCCTCCTTTCGCGGTAGTGGGTGAATCAAGTTGGCCGACTCAATTCTTATGGATCATGGACATGCCAGAAACCACTTCGATCTTTGGCTTGTTCGCG